GCACTAAACGCTACAGTTGCAGAGATGTAGTTTGAACCAACAGTGTTAATAGGAGCTGCAGTTACGCTACCACCTGATAGACGAGCAGTACCAACGATCTGCACACCACCTTCGATATCTGGAGCGCTAAATGTTACAGCAGGAACTGTACGATAACCAGAACCGCTTTGAGTTACAGATACGCCTTGTAGCGTACCAGAAACACGGGCAACTGAATTTCGGTGAGTTTGTGTATCAGCACGTGTAACTAGCAAATTGCTAGTATACGCTAAAAAGTTTGCAGCGGTAAAGAACGAATCGATATTACCATCTACAGGTTTTCCGAAACGACGTACTAGGTCATTTTCGGAGTTAATAGTTACAGGTTGAAGAACGGGACCCCATTGGAATACACCAGCGAAAGCACCAGCAGAAGTAGAAACTGCTGGAACGATTGAAGTGAAGTCTTTTTCTACAACTGCAACGCCAGGACTAAGTTGAAAAGGCATTGTAATCTCCTTATTACATGTTATTCTGAATTGCTTCGAGGAGCACTTGAAAGCACTAATTTATTTATTGAAAAGCCAATTTCAGAAGTTTAGGGGTGGCTTCTCACTTGTATCTCCATTATCAAAAAAGCCGAATGGAGTCAGTTCATCTTCCATAGCTTTAATCTTTTTCTCGTACATCAATTGTCTTAGGTTTATATTATTTAGGTCTTTAAAATAAGACGTAGAAGTTAACCAAGAAAACAGTACTAAAGACATTACCAAGTCATCATGATATCCATCATCGGCTGCATAAGTGCCCTTAGTTTCAATAAATGTTGAAATTTCAGAGATTATATCAGCGTCTTGAATTAACAATTTGTTCTCTTCTAAAAGGGACTTAAAATTGTGACATCCAGTACGCTTAACTTTCTTATCAGTGGTAACACCCAACTGAGTCTTACCACCACCAAAACCACCAGAAACGTCTTGCGATCCAGTAGTTCTATTTACAAACACCAAGTTCTCATATTCCAATTCATTGTGTAGAATATAAGGAACCTGCTCGCTAGAGTTGGTTTCAACCAACACGAACGCATCATTAAATTGTGTACCAACGTGATAGATTACGTTTGGATATAGCAGTGGACTAATGTTATTGTTTCGATATTTGCCGACCAGCTTGTATGGAACATCAGTAATATCTACAATAGTGAAGGCAGAGTAGTCGCCACCAACACCCTTCGCCGTATCACACACCATTACATAGAGGTGATCTTCTTGAGGATGTTCATAAATGTCAAGACCGTCTTTGCTAAACACTGGGTTAGCCAATGACATTCTTGCAATAGTATCAGAGTTGATCAGAGTTAAACTTGAACCCAAGAATTTACATAAGACTTCTTGGTTAAACTTCAAGTCGCCCAGCATACCCTTCTGCTCATTCGCCCACTTCTCATCACGACCTGGGATTTTCCAGTAAGGGATGAACAGAGGTACGAATCCGTTTCTACCATTCTCAGCATCGTTCCAGAATTTCCAGAAGTGATTGTAGCCGAGTGGCGTAGAACTTAAAAGAATCTTTGTAGTTTCACCCGCAGAAATCGTAGGGTAAACAGAAGTGAAGAACTGTTCAGCAACAGTGTTTGGAATAATCGCAGCTTCGTCAACGTACAATAAGTTAACAGACTTACCACGAATACCAGAAGTAGATGTTGCAGCAGTGAATACCTTGGAGCCGTTCTCTAATTCAATATCACCCTTGTTCCAAGTAGTAACCCCTTGCTTGAGCCAGTGAGGTAAGTGCTCAAACATAGTCTGATAACGATCCAAAACTTCACGTGCAGCTGTTGCCTTGTTGGCTAGAATAGCGCAGTTCTTATTTTCTTGGAAGTTTGTATACCAAAGGATATAGGCAGCAGACGTAGTCGTCTTACCTTGTTGACGACCTTCCATAAGAATAACACGACGGTTCTCATGGATGATTTTAACCTTCTCTACCTGACAATCATATAACTTAAACGGGATTAGACCATGATCAAGAGAAACGATCATGCAATAATTTTCAATAAAATAAATTGGGTCGGCAGCACATTTCATGTACTCTTCGACTTGCTCAGGTGTAAATTGTACGCTGACGTTTGCAGCTTTTAAATTCACATTCGCATTATATACTTGAACTGCCATTAAAAGTTACTTTCCCAATTCTCTTGTGAAATTGTTGCGTCCACTGGATCACCAGAGGCAGTGTATACCCGATTCGGGTTACTAAAATCTTCATTCTGCCCAACATTGGCATTGACGTTGGAAATAACTCCTTGGTTATTCAACGCACCAAATAGACTTGTCTTCAATGTGAAGTTAAGTGTATGGGTAACGAAACGACGAGTTTGAAAATCGCCATCGTAATCATCTTGTACAGAAATATTATTTAACACAACTGGAACATCAAGAACCAAATTCATATCCTCAACTGTCTTGATTGCTAGAGTATATTCTGGTGTAAATGTTGGAAGAATCTGTTCAATAATTTGAAGCCCATCTTCTTGAGTCTTAGTCAAAATATACAGTGAGATGTCGATGTTGTATGGAACTGGTGTATATAGCACATTCATGGCATTCGCACCAACTCCGCAAGTAACCTTATTCATGCGATTGATCTTACGTGCAGCATCATAGCTATACCCAGTAATCTCAAACGACATTCTTGGTAGAGTTGTATATGTATGATTTTCTAAAGTTGGATCTGAATCAATACGAACGATCCACTTTTCCTTTGGTGCGTATGCCAAAGGGATTTGCAATCTCTGTACAGTTTCTCCATTGACAGAGTCGCCTTGTTTACGATCAATGTAAATGCTACTGAACAGACGACCGAATGATACGATCGTCTTTCTGATAATGCCGTGGTAGAATACTTGATTGTTTAACATTACATCACATCCCCGAATGGGTTGTTGTCATTGAATAGGATAGATTCTGATTCTGATTTAAATGAATTGTTGTCGCCGTATGAGTCTGGCATATCAATGTTCGCATGAATCTCTGCAGTAAATGTTGCATTCACACCATTACCAGAAACGCTAATGGTTGGTGGAGTATTGTATCCGATACCTGCGTTAACAATAGTTACGCTTGCGATACTTCCATCTTCTACAACAGCTTCTAATATTGCGCCATAACCACCACCACCTGATACGGTTAGTGTGGCATTAGTGTAACCTGTGCCATGATTTGTTATGTTCACTGATGTAATACTTCCAGATTCTGTTCTTGTAGTATTGGTTGTAAACGATTTCAAAGTTTCAAAATCATCGACAGCTTTGATGCCAGTATCAATTCGCTCTGAAGAATACTGGAACAATTCAACTTGTAGCTTGTATACATATAACTTACCAAGTTGATAGAATGGGTCTTGGTGTTGGACGAACTTAATTTCAAACAATCCCTTTGATAGAGGAAAGTAGATTAAGTCGCCTTCGTTCGGTCTAGATGGAACTGTTGTTAATCCATAACGACCAACGAATTGATCCCAGCGACGACGTGCAACTACTAGAGTTGCAGACTGTTCCATCATCAAACCAAACTTCTGAATGAACGCACCTTGACCAGCAAAGTTATCAATGTTCTCAAAATACATTTCAATTGGGAATGCAGTTTTGAATTTTGATAGACGATCTTCTCCAAGAATCTCATCTTTAGAAACGAGAGTTCTTGGAATGTACATCACCTCGTTGCCATACATACGCAACGATTCAATAATTAGGTCTTCGACAAGAGACTGCTCATTGCGAGTCCCATGCGAAAAATATACGTTTGTGGTTGTCATTTATTAACCCATGAAGAATTCAAGTGGAGCAGCCTTATTCATTAGCTCGTCTTCCAAATCTTTGATTTCTCCTGTTGCTTCGTCGTATAGCTTATCACCATCTAAAGTGACACCACCTGGTAATTGAATACCAGAGAATTTCTTAATGTTCACTGCCCACTGTTTTTTAAACTGAGCAGTTACGTAATGCTTCAACCATGCCTCGTTCCACACTTTATTGTATTCGTTTGGATCTAGTGCACGATAGCATTCGAATACAATCCAAGAACCAACTTTAACTTCAGTGCTCCAATTGATCTCAAGCATCAAACGACTCTGTAGTCGGTTAAAGCGGAAACCTTGTTGACCATTCAATTCAAAGTCTAACAAAGAGATATGCGCCATTACAGTTTTGTAATAAACGATAGATGTGGAAGTTAAATCATACAAGTCATGTAAACGTAGTTGATACTGAAGATCAAACATGTTCTTTGACGATGATGTTTGAGTAACTGGAATCACTCGAGTTACACCATACACTAAATCTGGAATTGGGATATACTTATTGTCAATATTTTCTTGAGTCACCTGATGCTTCATGTACATCTTCTCAATACCATCAAAGTGATATTGTCTCCAATATTCCAGAGCTTCGTCAAGACGGTCTTCGAGTTGATCGTCTTCCACGTTAATTTCAAGCACAGGTGCACCAAGTGCTCTTAGTGCATATTGCTTCAAACCTTCTCTTGAATTAACAGCCATTTTATTTTCCTAATTGGGCTTTAAGTGCAGCAACTTCAGCGTTTAGTTCTTGTACAGCTTTAACTAGGACAGAAACCATCTGAGCATAGTTAACAGATTTGATTCCATCGTCTTGAGTGGCAACAAATTCTGGCATAATAGCATCAACTTCTTGAGCGATCAAACCAATTTCATGCTTACCATCTTTATCGTACTGAACAGAACGTAGAGCAAGAACTTCCTGCAAACCATAACCAGAAGCAGCTACGTTGCTCTTCAATGTTACGTCAGAAGAAATATAGAAGTTAGCAGCATAAAGAGTGCCGTGGTATGAGTTACCAGAACCATCACGTTGCACTAGAGTGTTTGCGGTATTTGCAGAAGTACCAGTAACAGTATTGCTAGAAGCAGAAGTTACACGACCTTTAGCGTCAACAGTAATAGTTGAGAAAGTATAAGTACCAGCAGTGACACCAGAGTTTGCCAGAGTAACTGCAGCGCTGTAGTTTGCAGAACCATCAAAAGTTCCTGTTGCAGTTGCGTCGCCAGTCAAAGCGATAGTGCGAGCAGTTGCTAGTTTTGTAGCAGTACTTGAGTTGCCAGTATGTTCGCCAGTGATACCGCCAGTGGCAGTAATCATTCCACTAACACTTAATGTGCCAGTGATAGAAGAGTTGGCTGTAGCAATTAAAGAACCAAGACGCAGAGTATCATAAACTGCGCCAGTGAAATCATAAGTTGTACCTGGAGAAGCAGTGGTGTTAGAGAACAATCTCCACTCACCAGAAGAAGCTTGTTTAACAAGACCTGTTTTCTTTGCACCACCATTGGTGTATCCGCCAAGCAAACCAACGTCAGTTGAGTTGCCAGCGTTATCAGACGCTAAGAACAACTGAGGAGTTGTAACAGTCAATGACTGGCTGTTTGTTGTTGTAGTTGTACCAGAAACAGATAAGTTACCAGCTACGTTTAGTGTACCGCCGACGAACACACTTCCTTGAACACCAACACCACCAGCCACTTGTAATGCTCCAGTAGAGCTACTTGTTGATGCAGTAG